AGTTCGACGTTACCCGCGAACGTATCCGTCAGATCGAAGCGAAGGCGCTGCGTAAACTGCGCCACCCGAGCCGCTCTGAAGTGCTGCGTAGCTTCCTGGACGACTAATCGTCCTGAACGTAAAAAAGCTCCCTTCGGGGAGCTTTTTTGTTTCTTCTTCCCATGGAAATGGAAGAGGCTCGTTTTTCTTCCTTTCCCTATGGGAGAGGACTCGTCTTTCTTTCTCTCCCTATGGAAGGGGGCTCGTCTTCCCCCTCTCCCATTAAAGAGGCTCATCTTTCCGCTCTCCCCATGAAAGAAGACTCGTCTTTCCCCCTCCCGCCCGTGGAAGAGGATTCGTCTTTCCCCCTCTCCCCATAGAAGAGAACTCGTCTTTCCGCCGCTTCCCGTGGAAGGGGGCTCGTTTTTCTCCCTCTCCCTGTGGGAGAGGGTTAGGGTGAGGGTATCAGGCCGCAGAGGACTTCACAGCCCCCGCGTCACCAGCGCCTGATCCAGCTCCCGATACGCCTCTACCAGCTTATCCAGCGTCGCCCTGTTCAGCCCGCTCGGATTAGGCAGCACCCATACCTGCGTCACGCCGATGGTGATCTTCTGCTTTCCCCACTGCACCCCACGCTGGCTGAATGCCTGCTCGTAGGCCTGCTTGCCCAGAATCGCCAGCGCCGCAGGCTGGTAGTCCTCAATCTTCTTAATCAACTCGCGCCCGCCGCTGCGCAGCTCATGCAGATTCACCTCGCTCGCCTGCACCGTGGGCCGTTCCACCAGCATGGTGATGCCACAGCGCGTATCCAGCAGCTGTTGCTCCTCTTCCGGCTTCAGCAGCTTGTCGGTAAACCCCGCCTGATAGATCACCTTCCAGAAGCGATTTCCCGGATGGGCAAAGTGAAAACCGGTGTGGGCAGAGGACTTGCCCGGGTTGATACCGCAGAACACCACCCGCAGTCCTGGTGAAAGTATGTCGTTGATCATGATTACTCCTGCTTAGTAGTTCATGCTCTAAGTATAAAAGATTGAAAATACATTGTTTATAAAAACAGCAGGCAGGTGGGTATGGCTGGATTGCAGCGAGGAGTTACTTTATAATCCTCCGCCACGGCCCCTTAGCTCAGTGGTTAGAGCAGGCGACTCATAATCGCTTGGTCGCTGGTTCAAGTCCAGCAGGGGCCACCAAATTTTTCTTTTTTTACAGCGTGTTATATGTAAAACCAGTATCGGAAGCATTGCTTCACTTCTCCTCATGTCGCAAAAGTGTCGCACCACCAAATCCAAACGACAAAACCTATGGCACTCAACAGTAACTTTTAGTGGCCCATTCAGTAGACTTTTGTCATAAAATTAAACACCCCTTCCCTACAAACTGTTTAATTAATAAGCATGCGATTAACTTAAAACTTCCATGTTGCTAAGCTTTTATCGAGGATGGATAATTCATGTGTTAGTAGTAAACATTTATATCTAAATAACATTAGAAGAGGATTTGTTATGAATTTAAATAATAACCCTACAGTACAGCAACTTTCTCAATTATTGGCTGTTTGCAATGATGACGCAGGCCATCACATCCTGTGGGTGTCAAAAACAGGTGACGTATCCGTTACCCAGATTAATGATATTGGCCCAATAGGATTTGAGCAGAATACTTCCTCTATGGCGATGCGGTATGAAACCTTTCAACGAGGTAATAATTACGTTGGTCAAGAAGCTGCTAACGATAATGATTATGTGAACAAAGTATTAAAAGATTTAATGAACGAATGGCCATTATATTCAGGAAAATCCGTACGGTACATTGGTTAACGAAGGAATAAAATAATGACAAGCTATTGTTATGTAAGGGTTCATAATGGAAACACTAATGAAAGTTATGATGTCGGTCCATTTGATTATAGTGGCAATGAGTCAGCCTTTCATACCCCAAGTGCAATAAATTGGATCTATAAACAAATCGGAATTATAAAGACAAAAAATCCTGAATCACCTTTAATAAAACATAAATGGACCTATGTTAAAGATGATTTCTTTGGCCCAAAAGCCGATGTGAAAGTGGAAGTAAACAATATTACTTTTGAAACTTACACTTTAGTTCCACCTGATAGACATAATGTTGTCGCCGAACATACAACATATGATTACCCAGACTGGGTAAAACATGAAGATGAAAGCAGTGATGGCAATGTGTAAATACATACGTGCTTTTAAGAATTCATGGTAAGCATTTTTTCAGTTTATAAACACTGGCTTTTTCTCCAAGAACCCGTACCTATACTGGCTTTGCGGTTTTTTTCTTTACCAAGCGCGTTAATGACTTTTGAAACCAAGTTACCAACATAAAATTTATTTTATTATTTACTATCAGCAAATTACAAAAATTACCAGATCCTTTTTAGATCCTTAAAACTGAAAAATACTGAAATTCTTTTCAACTTTTTCAGTTCTGATTTTCCGCGAAGCCGCCAGCCTTGGCGCGTTCTGGTTTGTAGAAAAATAAAACTGAAAAATTTCCTCGATCCAAAAACCGCAGGCGGGTGCGGTGTAGTGCCGTTTTTGTCTGCGACACGTTTATTTTGTGACGACGCCGCCGCGCCAGCCCTGCGGTGTGCGTATGATCGTTTCGGGGTGTTACGTGCGGGTGGGTTGTCTGCTGATGCGCCTATGGCATGTTCTGGCGCGTCTGGTGAGAGGGCATAAAAAAGCCCGCACTATGGCGGGCAAAAGGTGCATTTATTCAGGCAATTATCTGTTCGTACTTCCCTCGCGTTACAACTGCCTTGCTGGCCGTTTCCGTAAAGGCGCTCGCCTGGGTTGGCGCGCCTGTTCCTGGATGCGTATGCCCGGCGCATTGCTGCGCCAGTTCTGCCAGCAGATCGATGGTATCCAGCAGCATGGTCAGGGTGTTGGTGCTCCCGGTGCCGATATGCACCGTATCGCCAATAATCTGCTGACCCGCTGCCACGCTCTTACGCAGGGCGGCAATCTTCTCTGTCAGCGCACCGCCCGACTCAATATCAATATTCCCGGCCACCTTGCTGGACTGCCGGCCTTCAACATGCATTTCGGCATCGCCTTTGATGCTGGCCAGATAGTTCCCGCCTGCAGCCATCGCATATTCGCCCGTGGTGATACGCTGGATCACTCCGGCCATCAGCATGGCCGTGCCGATCACCGTTGTTTTATCAGTGGCCTTAATGGTCGTTTCCCGCGTCACCAGTTCGCGGGTTTCCGTATCGGCGGTGACGGTACGCGACATCGATGTTTCACGGATAGCCTGATCGGTCTGGCGCTCCCAGTCGCCGCCCTAGGTGACGCGTTGCGATACACCATCACGCTGTTGCTACAGCTGCTCGCCCGGTTTCACATCCGGCAGGCTTGTCCCTTCCAGCATGGTCTGGCGCACAAACGGCTTATCCGGGCGCCCGTCCGTAAATCCCACTTCTACCAGCATGCCTACTGGCGGGAACTGAAACATGCCCGAATCATTCCCGGCCATCGGAACCGGCAGCAGCAAAGACAGGGGCAGAATGAAAACGAGCCTCAACGGAATAGACGATCAGGGAGAGGCTGTGAATGGCATCACTGGCGCGATCAAGAATCTGGTTTCGGCGCGCCTGGGTCATCTGTTCTGTGGAAACCGCTTCCCCGGCAATTGCGCCCACACTGGCAGCAGCGGTGAGCGCACAAAATTGCATGTTCCCCATAGTGGCGTTGTTAACCGGGACGGAGGGCTGACAGTGCAGCTGGCGCAGCATGCCATCAAGAATGCGCGGGTCTTCTGTCGCATCTGTGATGGCAATGAATTCGATAAGGGTCAACTGGTGCGGCTGATCCGGGTTCAGCTTGCAACGCAGGGTTGCCGGGCGCATCCCTACCGATTTAGCTAGCTGTTCCAGGTTGTAAGACTGAGCGAAAGCCCGGCAGGCGCTATCAAGGTGATTGTGTATGGATACCTTGTAATCGTACATGATTCGTAGATTCCTAATTGATAGCCTGGATTAAGCGTTAAGCGAAATATTGCATTCACTTAAAGCTTGAACAGTAAGCGCAGCCATGTTGATTTCCACTCGAGCCCGCGGCTTATCTCCCTTTCCACGTATAGGCAAACGCCCATCACGCACCATATCGCGGGCAGTTCCCATAGGTGTTCCAGTGATACGGCAGTATTCATCAATAGGCAGGTAAGGTGTTGGAATGGCAATTGTAATGTTCGGACGCATGAGGCAAACTCCTTTGTTTAGTCGAGCACGGCAATGCTCAATAACTTTCATAAACCTACAAATCGGATAGTAAGCTTTCATAAAGGGAGTTTTCAAGGGAAAGTTCTCATGAACCTACAGATAGACTTTTCACAAAGTGGTGCACCAATACTTGATAGAGTGATTGAAGCTTATGGTTTTAGGACGAAGCTAGCTTTAGCCGAACATTTAGGCATCGCTAGCAGCAGCTTGGCTAACCGCTATAAGCGTGGGCTGTTTCCTTCGGACATTGTTGTTAAATGCATGGCTGAAACTGGTGTTACGCTTGAATGGCTTGCGACAGGTCAGGGTAAAAAATTTAATAATGAGGAATTAGACATACTGAAGTTACCGAGCGAGAAACTCGTTGATGGACAGCTATATGACTCTGGTTACTTAATGTTTGATAAAGTCCTGTTCCGGGCTGGCACTCCTTTGCCGTCAGATCCCTTCTGCATGATGGATGAAAAATCGCAATATATTCTAGACCGCAAATTTGCTGAAGTTTTCGACGGGGAATGGTTAGTTAATATTGAAGGTAAGGCCAGCATCAGGACATTAACCCGTATCCCTATACGCCAAATTCGTGTAAGCGGAATAGGTATGGCCTTTGATTGCGCTATTGAAGATATCCAGGTTCTAGGACGAGTAGTCCTTAAAATTTTGTCTAATTAAGTTGATACTTACAATAATCAGGAGATGAAAATGAGAGTCGTTATCAAAACGGACGATATAAAATCCTCCTCATTGAAAGCCAAGTTATTAGAGGATCAACCTTTTACGCATTATTTTTCAAGCAGACTTCATGAAATGGCTTTTTACTTTAAAGCCAACAACACAAAATTTGATAAATATCTTGGCGTTACAGCGATACACAAAGCAGATCCAATCAAGGCTAAAGAATTAAAAAAGACTTATTTAAAAATATTTCATCCTGATGCAAACCTTAAAGAAGAAACTCCAGATTTGGATTTTAATGAAATCTGCCAAGATATCGATATTTATTTCCACCGTGTTTCAGGCGGAAAAATAAAATGAGCCACTTACCATCGACAAATGTTTACAGCATTTCTGACTTAAACATCAACATTGATAAAAATACGGTAGGCCTTAGTAATTTCATAATCAACAGACTTTATGCAAGAACGTTGAATGGAATTATATCTGCTTTGAACTCAGGTGTAATAGTAAATAGCAACGGAGCAATTTTCATAAATGTTTCCGTCTTACATACATTGCTACGTACTAACCCCGGTGCTGCGAACACCATTTGGCAAGACGGCATTCCAGGCTATGTTTCAGGAGTTGATGGCAGAACAATTGAAGGCAATATATATATATCAGGCTCTGATTTTGTTGGTTTGCTAGATGCAAGAAGACAAACATCAATTGGTCAAAGCAAGCTATATTTGCAATTTATCCAAGCAGCATACAACACTATTTCTGACCACCCACAAATTATTGATGTTCGTAGTGCATTTATTAAAACCATAGATAATATGCGTTCAACACTTAAGTCTAAAAAAATCCAAGAAAAAAATATCACATGCTGTGAGTTTACTGGTATTAAATTTAATGATACCAATCAGGTCGAATTTGCACATATAAACAGCATTATTACCGATCCAGAAAATGCTCTTAATATTAACAATGGCGTTATTATAATGAAGCAAATACATGCCATGTTAACCAAACAACAGATCCAAACATTTGCTGGTATGTACGAATTCTGTCAGAGGAATAATTATTTTACGGATTGGGCGGAGGCATTCATCCCCGAATGAGTATTAGAAAGCAGCCTGATGGAAAATGGATATTAGATTTTTACCCGGAAGGAAAACCAAAAGGTAAAGCCAGCAAACGCATCCGCAAGATGTTCTCCACAAAAGGCGAGGCGCTTGCCTATCAAAACCACATCATGGAAAACATCCATTTAAAACCCTGGCTTGATGGAAAGGAGGATCGCCGCAAACTGCGGGACCTTGTTAACCAATGGTTTGATGAACATGGTGTGACGCTGGACGATGGCGAAAAACGCAAAGGTGCTATGGAGTTTGCGTGTGAAAGCATGGGAGAACCTCAGGCGCATGAATTTAACGCCACTATGTTTTCCCTTTATCGCAGCAAACGACTGTCTGGCGAAATATCCCGCACATCCCGAGTAAAACAAGTCTCGCCCAGAACCATGAATCTTGAGCTGGCATACTTCCGTGCAGTCTTTAACGAACTGAAGCGGTTAGGTCACTGGAAGCTTGATAATCCACTTTCCAATGTACGCCCTTTCAAATCTGAGGAGGCCGAGCTGGCCTACCTTGAGCATGAAGAAATCACCCGCTTGTTAGACGAATGTCTGAAAAGCATGAATGACAGCACTTACTGGGTAGCATGCTTATGTCTGGTGACCGGTGCGCGTTGGGACGAAGCTGAGTCTATAACGACGAAACAAATCAAAAATCTCAAAGTCAGCTTTTTTAAAACGAAGGGCAACAGGAATCGCACCGTTCCGATCAGCCAAGCGTTCTATGACTCACTACCCAGACCGGAAAAGCCCGGTCGTTACTTTACATCTTGTTATTCCGCATTTCGTAAAGCCTTAGAACGGGCTGAACTGAACCTGCCGGATGGTCAGCTTTCTCATGTTCTTCGACATACATTTGCCAGTCACTTTATGATGAACGGTGGAAACATACTGGTGCTTAAAGATATTCTGGGGCATACCGATATCAAGATGACTATGCGTTACGCGCACTTTGCTCCCAGCCATTTGGTAGAGGCTGTGCAGCTTAATCCTCTGGAGTTTAAAAAATGAGCTATTCAGATACCGTTGCAACTCTCAGTTTTGTAATTTCTTGTGCTGCTTTTGGTTTGCCCTTTTATCGAGATTATAGAGCTAAGAAAAAAGAGAGACGAAAAGAGTTTCTAGACCTTTTTACTAAAACAAAATGGTCTAATGAGGGTGACATCTATACAAACCCAAAAGCACATTACACATTGGAACTTCATAAATCAGGAGGAATTTCAAATGTTTATGGCGCATTACACATCAACATTGACGAGTCATATTATGAATTTAATGGTGATATAAATTCAGAGGGCGTACTCAAGACGACATTGAGAATTCCCATAGGCAAGAGTGGAGCAAACATTGCAAAAGTTAGATTTATCTATTCAGAAGATAAGGGTGTAATTACTTATAAGTTTGACGGTTTTGTAGACAACAAAGATATGGCATTTGAAAATGATGTTTTAGACACTACACAACATCTTTGGCGTGCAACAACACCATAAATTGCCCCCTTTTTGTCCCCTCAGGACTCTAAGCCTCAATAATGAACATCAACATTCGATATGCAAGCTTTTGTTTTAATTATAACTTATTGATTTTTAATGCAAGGTCAACGTTCTCATAATCGCTTGGTCGCTGGTTCAAGTCCAGCAGGGGCCACCAAATTTCAAGGGCTTAGACAGGAAACTGGCTAAGCCCTTTTTGTTTGGGTTGATCTGTGAACATGCCGTTCTATCCTCTCATCAGCAAACCAGAAGCGTTCTTTTTCTCTCGCCCACTCACCACTGTTATTGGCTTTTTAGACGCTTATCGCCCCCTTCAAAACAGAATAGATACATATAAAAATCAAATTACCTGGCTTTATGTCACGCAATATCAGGGAGGAAACGCGACCGTATCTGATGTCTTTCGTTATTACTTATCGGGAGAGCTTTCAGGCGATCCCCTTAAAGCCGTGGGTGAAATGAAACCCTTTTTAACGGCAGATACAGGTACAGCCGTCGTAACAAAAATTGGGCGGCTGGTTACGGTTCACGTGAAAGGTAAGATCTACAACTTTACTAACTCAGTAATGTATACATCAAAGGATACAGCTGTATTTCCGGTCATAGAACTGTATGCCAGCGGGGAGTGGCAGCGCTGACAGGGTCAGGAACCGGAACTCAACGGCAATCGGCCAGCCTTTCGGCTGCTCCGCCAGCGCCACCATAATCTTATCGGGGCGCTGGCAGGACACCAGAAAGTGAATCTGGGTCACCTTGTACTGGATCGGGTTCCTGCGCCCGGCTGCAGTTTCTTCTGCAACGCGCTGACTCTATGCCCTGCTCTCCCCCACAGAAAGCAAAAAGCGCCACCGCAATTCAATCTTGCGAGGCGCTTTCCAGAATCCCGACTACGGCAGGATAAAAACTATTTTGCCAGCGACACCAGCATCTTCAGACTCGCAGAATAATAATCCTCCTGCGCCGTAATCTGCGGCTCGCCTGCCGGGAGTTGCCCCATCGCCAAATCACGCACCGCCAGCAGGCCGCCTTCCATCATATAAGGCGCCGGATCGTTGGTGGTGATGTTCACCCACGCAGGTGTCTGGTTACGGGCAAAACGTCCCCAGTAGGCGGTATAAGGTGCCATTAACGGGCTGGTCGGCTGATACCACTTCACATACAGCGGCACGCGGATCGCATCGTAGCTGAAGCGTGCAGGCCACTCTTTCGCCGGGGTCACGTGCCCGTCGGCATACAAAGAAACCCAGTCCGCCGGCAGTTGGGTATTGCCAAAGCGCATTTTCACCAGCAGCTTCTGCCCGTCATTAATCAGGTCACGCCACACCGTCAGATGACTGCGTTTCGCGAAATCTTCCCATGCC